CTTTGCTCTTTGCCGTCTTCGCCAGTGTCGCTGCCTGCAACGAGGCTGACTCGACTGCCCATGTCTGTGTTCCCGTTTTTCGAAGCGTCGTCGGCTAGGCCGGAGTTGACTACATCCACTTCGTCGGTGTCGACGAAAGTGTATCCTGCTTTCATCGCTTGCGCAATACGGGAGGGTGTGCCCATCATCCAGTGCAGGTGGAATCCGGGAATTTCAGGGACCGACAGCTTAAGTTGTGCCGTTGACATTGGCACGCGTTTGCGATCGGTTGCAGATTTCTCAAAACTATTAGCCGGGTTTTGGGTCGACTCGTGACTACGAACTTTCATGATTTTTCCTCTTATTGGAAGTACAGATTGGTGTAATAGCTGCGCCATGCAGCCATATCCTTGAATGCTCGGCCTTCGCCGACCAGTTTCCTGCCCTGATTTTCGCAAGCAGCTTTAGCGTCGGCTGGCAGATCCGCAAAGGATTTGCCACCAGACGTTCCGCTGCCGCCGCCACCGGTTGGACGGGCGCCGCCGACTTTGTCAGCTGCCGGCCGAGTGCGGCCTTCCATCTCAGCCATGACACGGTCAAAAAATGCCCGTTGCGTCAGGTTGTCATTCTCAGGATCAGCACGCAGGATCTGGGCAATGCCCATCGCCTTTTGTGTTTTACGCGTATCTGTACCAAACCAAGGGTTCTCATCCATCCAGGCTTGGAACTCAGGGTGAACCTGTTGCTGCTGCTGTTGAGTTGGTGCTGGCGCGGGTTTGTCGATCTCGACTTGGCGAGTCTTCAGTTCCTGAAGTTCCTCGGTCAGTGCGATTTCGCGATCCACGTCGCCATCACGCTTGGCTTCCTTGAGCTCAGCCATGACTTCAGCGCGAGCTTTGGCCACGGCAGCTTTGGTTGCGTCAGCGTGAACTTTTTGAAGTTCGGTGATGGACTCTTGGGAGGCGCTGAACAGACTCTTCATCTTGTTCAACTCTTCGGACTGCTGTTTAACCAGCGATTCAAGGCGCTCGTTGTTCTTGCGCAGAATTGGCATCACGGTGTGGCCACGTTCTACGAAAGTCTCGGCATCGACCCAACGATTTGGGTCTCCTTTGAAGTCTTCGGCTGGAACCCAGCCCAAAGTGCGAGCTTCCTGTTCGACAGGAGGTGCTGTTTGTTCGCCGTCCATTTCAAGCCTCCTTAGTGATTGCGCAGAAGATATCCCGGTCGTTAACTAAGCGGTATCGCTTGCCGTCAGCAGGTCCAGTGGACATGTAGCCGGACATTTTGGCGATTAACACTTTGTCACCTGGCTTTGCACGCGCAGGTTCGTCGGGCCAACAGGCTGGGCCTATCTCCACAACGATTGCACGTTGTTCAACCATCAATGTACGGTCTTGAACAAAGTCGGGGATCTCGATAATCGAGTTCTTTTTCTCCGGCTCATAGTGCATGACCAGTACTGCGCGGCCCAAAGGGGCTAAACCACTATTGTTTTCCATCATCTAACTCACTTTCAAGTTGCTCATACTCAAGTTCGAGAACACGCTCGAACGCCTCACAGTTCCCAATTGCTTTCGCATTCGAGATCGCTGTTCCAAACTGGGACTGGTCCGTAAAGGTTCCAGCGGCCCATTGACTTTTTAAACTTTCCTGCCAATTGCGCAGAATTTTTTGCAACGCCTCACTGCACGGGTGCTGCTTCCATTCCTGCCATTCCTGTTCGGTTGGTAGTTTCATTACTTGGCTCCATTGACTTCATCATCATCTCGATTCCTCCCCGCAGAGATTCATCGTGCGCTTTCAGAGCACCAATGGCTGCCTCAAAGGCTGCAATTTCGTGCCCTGTTTGTACGCCGCCTGCTTCCGCAATCAGTTTGGCGGCTTGCGCTTCCAGCTGAAGTATCTTTGCGGAGTTGAGACGACGTTGCTCCATCAGGTTGGCAGCAAACTTCTGCATATCGGCCTGCACGCCCATCTGCTTGCTTTGCATTTTCATTTCTTCGATGACAACCTTCGGATTCTTTGGTGGCGGCAGCTTCTCGGGGCCTGGATACATGCTCTCCCAGCCGTCAATGTGCAATGCACGCAAATAATTTCGCTCCACCTCGGGCAAGTTGTAGCCTGGAGTGGACATGGCCGCCTGTTTGAGGGCTGTAGCCTGCTGCATACGCTGTTGCTCGGACGTAATGCTTGGATCGGCCACCGGCGAAATGCGGTTGGGGTCGCCCAAGTAGTCTTCGCGCAGCACTTTGGACTCGCCTTCGCCAAAACTGGTCACCATAGGCAAGAAAGTGCGGTTTAGCATGTACAGTTTCTTGAATTCTTCCTTCATCGAGCGCCATACACGCTTGTAAATCGCGTTGTAAATCTTCATGCCCTGCTCGATCATGGCGTTGGTGGTCGTCGCGGGGGTGTTTTGACCCGGATTCTCGCCTGCCAGGGTGTCGGTAGAGCCCGAAATGCGCTGTGTGTAGTTGATGAGCAGACCCAAGAGCTGGAAAAGCACTTGAGATGGCTCGCGCACGGGCAGCGGATAGATTGATTTCTTCAAATCGTCGCCGGTGGAGTCCACGCGCTTCCATTCCAGAGGCGCAAACGTGTATTGACCGCCGCGAATCTTGGCGCCACGGCCCAAAAAGCCGCCAGCCGAGTTGCTCATCGTGCCAGCATCGATCAACTGGTTNAGGATCGAGTTCACAGACTCGTTCAGTGGGCCCAGCAGCACGCCAAAACCCAGGTCATAGACGCCGCCGTCGGGACTAGGTATAAACCCGTACTTCGTGAAGTACTCGGAAGGCTTGATCGTGATGATTTCGCCTTTCATGTTCTTGGTCACGTCGTCCATGGAGTCGATGCGGGAGACCAAACGCAGCACGCGCTTCGAGTTGGCTTCGATGGTGCAAATGTAGGGCTCTTCGTAGCCGTCCTTGTCCAAGTCCAGCATCAAGTGCTGCTCGAGCATGGTGTATGGGGTGCTGCTGTCGCTTTGGGGAGCGTTCTCGCCGTTGCGTTGGTCTTTACGGTACGTGCCGGTGTCGGTGACTGGCACAGCGTCCGTGGTGTACCAGCTTTCTTCGCGCACGTCCCGGTAAACGCCGGTCATGATGTTCTCGTGCAGCTCGTTGCGGTACATCGGGATGATGTGAGTCTTGCGTGCGCAGTCTTCCACGCTCTTGGCGTAGTAGTCGAGGACGAAGTCTTGCGCCAGCACTAGGTCGGAGACGTTGTAGCCTTTACGACCGGAATGGTAGGACTTCTTGAAGGCACAGCCCACAATTGGAATGTTGATGAGCAGGCGGTCGTGCTGTTCTTCCCATGACTGGTTCTCTTCCAAGAGCTGATAGCTCATGTGCTGACCAACGCGCAGCGCACGGGCTTTCTCTTTCCCCTCGGGGTCCGCGCCGTTGACGCGGTACTTGACGATCTCAGGGCCGTTCAGGATAGTGGGGTATGCACGAGAATGGAACTGCATCGTGGCAATGGTGATCAGCGGAAACGCGACGTTCGAGCAGCCAGGCCAAGGGAAATTCTTCTCTTTTTGCATCTGCATGGCCAAGTCCATGGCGGCCTGCGTGCGCTTTTCCCACTTCATGCGGGACTGTTTGTCACGGGAATAGCCTTCCCAGACGTGGTTGCCCAGGGCTTTTAACTCATCGTCGTCAAAACGATCAGTCAGGTTAGGCGAGTCGATCGTCTTTTTGTCGATCTTAAGCGTGCTTGTAAATTCCATCATGATCAATATCCTGTAACAGACGATCTGCCCATTGTATTGCGTGGATCGCGCGAACGCATCTCCCACTCGTCTTCTTCGATGAAGTCTTCGTCCTCCATCTCGGCCATTGTTTCAAACCCCTTGACCAGCAAAGCCGTGGAGTCAAACTGGTCATCGGCCACNGCGTCGCTAAAACCNGTAAATCGCAAGAGCTCGTTCTCGTAGGCCGGATACCANGACGCCTCTTTGTCGAACTTCATGCCGCCAGCGCGCATGTGCTTCTGCAGCGGCCGGCCGCGCGTGGCCTTGTCGCGGGTGGGCAGCACTGCCTGGCAGTTGAGCCAGCGGTCGCGGATCTGCATCTCTTTGTACAAGGTGGGCGCCACGCTCTTCCAAATCACACCGTCCTCGACAAAGAACACGGCAGGCTTGTGGCGCTGCTGGATCTCAAACATGACGTTCATCCACTCAAGCGTGTCCCAGCGGCCGGTGCGTTGATCGACGATGTGAATAAAGTTCTGCACGCACTTGCCGCCNATAGTGAACGACGTCTTGTTCGCTTTGTCTTTTTTAGACACGGCAAAGTCACAGCCCACGGCCAGAACTTTATCGGCGTCGCGGTCGTCGTCGTCCATGGCCAAGAAGTCGTCTGAGCGCAGGTACGCTTCAGAGTTGTCCATGGGGTCGTTGAGGTACTCTTGCGAGTAGCCACCGGCGTCGCCCTGCTCGATGTAGTCCTGGCGAATCTCGCGCAGGCGAGCTTCTGGGAACTGTTCTGGCCACAGGATGTCGCTGAAGTCGTCAAACCCCGCGTGGGCCTTGTACAGTTTACTCACCCAGGTCTTGGCCTTCATCAGCTTTGCCAAAAGCGAGTCCTCGTGCAGGATCGTGCCGTGCACTCGGACTACACC